GAGGCTGTGTTGGTCCGATAAAGCTGGATTGGCGTGTAATTCGGTGCGGCCATGATGTCACCCTGATACCAATTCTTGATTAAATAATTTTAGCGCGTTTATTACCGTTTGGGGTGAAACAAATTTGCTCGGGTCGTGTTCAGTATGCTCCCACCATAAAAACTGATTAGGAGCCAGTAAAGAGCGGTCCTTCAGAAGGTTGATATTCTCAGGATGCCCGAAGATTAGCGGATCAGAAACTGACCACAAAACAATACCTTGTTTGCCCTCATCCCATCCAAGATGCTGCAGGAATGAATCGCAAGAGATCCAAGTCTCACACTGCTGAATGAGTTTACGCACTTCAACGATGGGAAGATTCTTGCGAAAGTCCGCTACTAGCTGCTTTTCGCCTTCAACCCCGACCTGAATAATGGGTTGATCAATCAGACGAATCAACTCATCCCAAAAGGGATAGTTCTTGGGATTCTCTTTGCCGTTGCGTAATTGCTTGGCAAATGGCGCGATCAGAATCATAAGTACATCTTCCGATAGGCGTCTTCAAGGCTTGACTGCCATTTCCAATGGTGCATCTTGCCGTAAATGTTAAACATCTCAATGTCGCCAAAAAGACTTTGGGCTTCAGCGATCGATTTTGACGGCACGATCTCAGGATAGCAACCAAAGACGATCGGATCTTTAATGTAAGGCAGCACATGCGAGAAGACGATGTGATCGCCCATACCGCTATTGAGCACGACGATCGTGTTGTTTCTGAAGGCCATGGTATTGCGAAAGATCTGCTCGTCATGCTCAAACAGTTCTTGCCTGTTTTCCATGCGAATACCACCTGATGGTGCTTTCAAGTGCCAGGTTACAGCGTTGGGCACCACGAGCAGCTTGTAGCCCTTCTTGTGAAGGCCGTAAGTGAATAGCGTCTCTTCACGATGTGCCACGCGTGAGAGGGCAAGGTTGTAGTCATAAACACCTGCACGGTAGAGAAACGTGCAGTGCAAGTGCTCAACTTCTTGAGTTTTCTTGATGCGGCCCCACTGAAGGTTTGGCTCCGCATAGATCTGCTCAATCTTGCCGGTTGCTGTGCCTTCAAATGCTTGCGGTGGCGTGAGGACAGACCCACCCACACCGCCGACTTGCGGTCCCGCGTGCTTTAAGAGGTTTTGCAAGACATTCGGTTCTGGCAGTGCATCATCGTCCACTCGCCACACCCAGTCATAGCCCATCCAATTGGCCATCTGATGATTGTGATGCTGGCCTTTCTTGCCTGCATAGAGCCACTCCCAGGCAATCTCTTTGGCTTGCAGCATGTAAAAGAGTTGCTGATAAAGCGGATCGCTACGCAGGTCTTGCGGGTCATCATTGTCATCAAAGATCACAAGCTTATCGGGCTTGCGGGTCTGATTGATGATGGCCTGCAACGCCATAGGCAGCGTTGTGTGCGTGCGGCCACGGGTTGAGACTGAGCAAAGAACGCTAGGCATGCCAGCGTCCGATGAGAAGGTTCAGGCGGTTGTGCTGATCAATCGGTTTTGGCCATTCAGAAATGTTGCCTTCTTCGTCAATGTAATTGAACTCAAAGCCAGGAAAGTGCGATTCGTTTAAGCCATGTAGTTTGTGATGCGGTCCCCAAAAGCCTGGCGGCTCATTCATGGGTACGGTAAAGAGCAAGTTCTTGCAGTGTTTTTTGAGTTTCTGCAGGACCTCAAGGCCATTATCAATGTGCTCAATGACTTCAAAGGCAATGATCGTGTCGTATTGCTCAAGGTCGATCTTATTAATGTCGGCATTGATAAAGTTTGCCCTGTCAGCCCACTTTTGCTCTTTGGCCACTTCAACAATGATGGGGTCGTAATCAAGGCCTGTGTATTCCACGCCGTCAGGCATAAACTGAAGGCCATAACCACTTGAGCATCCGATCTCAAGGATCTTATTGCCGCGGACATGCTTAGCCGCCCACTGATAGCGCGTAGTCTCACGAGGGAAGACCGGATCACCTTTAAGGAAGACGGCACGCTCCCAATAATTGGATAGCCGCCAGCGATACCACTCAGGGTTGTATTTCTTGGCTAGCTTAAGCGAGTTGCGCAGGAAAATGTCGTGGTAATTAGGCACGAGGTTTGTGTCTAGGACCGTGCCTTCGCCAGCATGGTAAATGGGAAAGCCACCGATGAAGATGTTGTCTTGCCATGCCTTTGGAGCGCATTCACAGACCTCAAATCCTGCTTTTTCGGCTTCAATGCAGAACTCTGTGTCTTCACCGCCACCCACGCCGTACTCGGTGTTCAGAAGGCCAATAGCATCGAAAACCTTGCGGTGAACCATCACGCAAAAGAAGACTGCAAAGTCCTTTCCTGCTGGCTCTGATGGCCCTTTAATCACGCATGAGATGCCGCACCTTTCGTTTTTGAAAACGCTGTCCAACATCTGCAACCACTGGCTTTTGGGTTGTGGCAGCAGTACCGTATCGTTGTTGAGCAGGACGATCTTATCTGCCGTGGCAAAGCGTATGCCTGCGTTTGTGGCCCCAGAATAGCCTAAAGGCTGATCGTGCCAAATGACTTTAAGATGCTTTTCAAACCCAATACTGGCAAAGGTTTTCTTAAGTGATTTGAGGTAATCCGACGTTTCATCCTTGCAGCCATTGGCCGAAATGACCAACTCAACCTCACCCATGTCGGTATATTTGAATATCGACTCAATGCATGGCTTTAACAGATCACTGCAATGGTTATATGTCGGGATGACAATCGAATATTTCACAGAGAGTCAGCCCCTACAGAATCAGCACCGATGGGGTCAGCCACAGGCACTATCCACTGGCAAGTCTCTTCATCTAGTACAGCGTCTGGTGTTGGTTTTGGTGGAATAAAAGCGTCACGAACGGGATCGTAGGTGTAGCCAATTCCTGCGTAGTTTTTTCTGAATGCTTTTGACTGATCCGCTGACGGCAGGCCCGTATCAGGATCGTAGTGAACGCCACCTCGGGTGTTGTACGAAGTTTGACGATAGGTATCGCCCGTTCTGGCGCATAGTTCCAATTCTTTCCCGTCATCTTCTTGGCGGCCCACGGTGACAAACACGACAGTTTGTAAGTTATCAATTTTTGCAAAATGTGCCATGTCATTCCTCAGCTAAATGTGACCGTTTCTGAGGTCGTTGACGTTGCGGTGACGGTGTATATTTTGTAACCATCAACTGCTGTAGAAACGCTGGATGTAACACCGCCGGAAAAGGTTGCGGTGCGTGTGTCCGGAATTTTAATAATGACAACACCAGAACCGCCGTTACCACCAGCAGAAACAACTCCAGCCGCACCATTGCCATAAGCACCGCCGCCGCCACCGCCACGATTTGTAGCACCCGCTGTACCTGCAGACCCAGAATTGTTTGAACCTGCGCCGCCTCCATGACTCGCCGTTGATTTCGTTACAGCAGTTTCACCAGAAGCGCCCCTGCCGCCGCCGCCGCCGCCGCCGGCATACCCAACACTTGAACCTGTAATAAGAGAGTTAACGCCAGCGCCACCGTTGCCTTCAGCACTCGACGTACCATTTGATCCAACTCCTCCGGCCCCGCCGCCACCACCAGCGCCATACGTCCCTGATCCACTGCCCCCATTACCGCCAGCAGACCCCTGTCCTGAAGTGCCAGGACCGCCGTTATAGGATGTAGATGTGCCGCCATCACCCCCGCCTCCAGAACCGCCGGAATTACCATTTGAAACATTACCTCCATAGCCACCTCCGGTAGCCGTAAAACTTGCAAAAACAGAGTTAGAACCGTTTGTTCCAATTCTTGTTCCAGTGGATGGAGACCCTGATCCTGGCCCTCCAACAGTGACTGTGTACGCAGTTCCTAAATTAAGAGATGTAGAAGATTCAAGCAGTCCGCCAGCACCACCGCCACCAGAATAACTCCCTCCTCCACCACCTGCGACAACAAGATAATTAATTGGCATTAATAAACTTGTAACGGCAAAGCCTGAGTAAGCAACCCAGCCCTGTGTACTGTCCACATAAACAAGCTGAACAGATCCTCTGTTGGTGCTTAATGTCGCATTTGATGTGCTGCCATTTATCTTATTTCCATTAGGATTTACCGTCAGGTTATTAGTTCCCCATGTCCCCGCATAATCTGTCAGCGTGATGACATTCCCTGCCGCTGGACTAGCAGGTAGCGTGACGGTAAATGCTGCGGAAGTCGTATTACACGGATAAGCCCTGCCAGCCACAGCCGTAAACCCCGTGGTCTGCACGGCCTGCCACGCCACACTGGATATACCAGATGTGCCTGACTGCGTGATGTTTGCGGATGTGATCTTGGTAGTCATACCGAATCAGCTCCTAAGCTTGGAACAATCCACTGGCATGTCGCTTCATCAAGCGTTGCATCATCACTTGGCCGTGGCGGGATGAAGGCATCACGCGCTGCGTCGTAGGTATAACCTAGCCCAGCGTAATTCTTGCGGAAGTTGCCGTTATACGAAGTCTGCTTCCAAGTGCCGCCAAGCAGTCGTTCGCAGAAGGCTGCGCCGATATATTCCTTCTCAACACCGCTTGCGTCGGCGGTGTCTTTGTTATCAACAACGATGACTTGGATGACAACATTGTTCTCGTCTAACTTTGCGAAATGACTCATCTATGCCTCCAGCTTCAAACCAGTTAAATCCATCTCTTCCCCGACTGTACCCACAGGGAAGGTATTAAAACTCAATGAAATGCGTGTCTGCTCACCCTGAACCGTAGGCACCATATGCGTTAAGGATGAAGGGAAAAGAATCAACCGGCCAGTGAATGCCTCAAACCACCATGATTCTGAGTTGTACGCATTCCAGTTGTCGGTGGGAAACTTGATCTGCTGCCAGCCGTCTTTGTAGAAGTAAATCCTGTCATCAGGATTGGTCTGCAAGTAAAACACGCCTGAAATGTAGCTATTGGGGTGGGCATGTTTGTGGTGATACTGACCCTGCTCACTGTAATTGCACCAGCTTTGTGTGATGCGTAGGGATACGTTGTGCTTGGGATTGACCGTGGCTTTGAAGTATTCAGCCACGCTGTCCTCAATGAATGATCGCAGGCTTGTCATGGCCGGATTGCGAAGCACAAAGTTATCCGTGGAGGTCGTATTCCCCATGTTAGGCCGAGTCTCAAGCTCACGCACAAAGAACATCTCCTCGTCCGTGAGTTCACGGCCAAGGTCTGCAAAACCTACTGGCGTTGGAAATAAGTTATGCAGGTTCACCGATAGCCTCTTCAATCATCCTTCTTTCGCCAGTAATCTTTTCCCAATCCTCATCAAGCCAGATCGTGGGGATTGACTCTTCAAACTCTTTGATCTTTTCCATCACCCAGTAAATCTCTTCCATGCTGGGCTTAGGCCGTGGATCATCCCAACGTGTAATGACGTTATTGGTTATCTCCCACTTGGCATTGGGACGAAGCATGTGCATCGCCGTATCAATGCCGTAAAACCTCATGATCTTTTTCATGTGACCTCTTATTGATTGATCTTAATGATGACGATTCCTGAGCCGCCTGCTTTAGCGCGGCCTCCAGTTGCATTCATAGATGCACCACCACCACCTCCTGAATTGGGCGTTCCAGCAGTCGCTGCTGTAGAAGCATCGCCACCGCTGCCGCCGCCACCAGTACCTCCTGTTCCAATAGTTCCGCTTCCTAAGTTGGTGTTATAAGCACCGCCACCGCCACCGGCATAGGTCACGGATGCGCCAGTAATGCTAGATGCAGACCCATTCCCACCATTCCCAGCAATGCTAGTGCTAGGAGCATTTTGACCGACAGCCCCTGCGCCGCCCCCTCCAGCCCCTGCATAAACGCCACCACTTGAGCCAACACCGCCGTTATTGCCTTGACTTGGTGTAGTAGATGGGGTGTTTCCCTGTCCTGCTGTTGTTCCAATAGAACTGCCGCCACCAGAACCGCCACTTCCCCCAGGTGTCGCGGTATCATCTTTAGCCCCATAACCACCGCCAGTAGACGTTATGGTGCTAAATACAGAGTTACTCCCACTTACGCCGGGCGAATTGTTTGCTTGAGAACCAGCCCCGCCGCCCCCTACAGTGATGGTATAACTAGTTCCTGCGGTTACTGACAAACTTGTACCAGTACGAAAACCTCCTGCACCTCCTCCGCAAGTAGTACCGCCCCCACCACCACCAGCAACAACAAGATAATCAACAGAAGTAACGCCAGTCGGGCAAACCCAAGCCCCAGACCCTTTAAAGGTGAATACGGTTTGTGATGGTGCTTGGTATTTCAGGATGACAATGCCGGAGCCGCCTGCTGCGCCTCCTGCGCCACCGCCACCACCGGTATTTGTTCCTCCAGCAGTACCAGAACCAGCAGCAGAAGCGCCAGCACCGCCACCACCCGCCCCGCCAGTGCTTCCTGCGTTATACCCTGTACCACCGCCACCACCAGAAAAATATCCCGTAGAAGGTGAACCACCTGGGCCTGCACCACCATATGCAGATGCATAAGATGGGCCTTGGGTTCCATTGCCCCCATTGCCACCGGAGTAAGGAGAAGTGCTGGCTCCATTGCTCCCTACAGCAGAAGCACCTCCACCACCGGCAGAAGCATACGTTGTTCCAGTGCCACCCGAACCACCTGTGCCGCCATTATTACCTTGTGATGGAGATGTAGAAGGTGTATTTCCTGCACCCCCAGCGCCAGAACTATTTCCTCCGCCGCCGCCACTTCCACCAGCAATACCAGCACCACTACCTGCATTAGTACCGCCCCCGCCGCCACCATTAGAAGTAATAGTGCTAAATATTGAATTTCCACCACTAGTGCCAGCCGAGGGATTAGAAGCGCCACCAGCGCCGCCACTACCAACTGTGATGGTGTAGGTGCTTGTAGGAGTGACGCTTAAAGCAGTACCAGTTCTATACCCGCCAGCGCCACCTCCACCACCCGCACCAAAGCCTGCTCCTCCACCGCCACCGACTACAAGATAATCAACCTCAGTCACCCCAGCAGGGCAAGTCCAGTCTTGTGTCGCTGTGAAGGTTTGGATGATGGTGAATTTCTTAGCAGCACCACCCAACAACATATTAATAATGCCTGTCATGACACGCTTCCGGTAACAACACAAACCGTTCCGCTAATAAACAAAATAGTCGCCACACCTCTTGTAGCTAACGTCATCGTTGCCTTGTCGCTATCAGTGCCAGCGATATAAGCCGTGGTGATCGAGCAGGTAATCGTTAAGTTGCCGCTGGTGTTGTTGTAAAGAGAAATGGCATCACCGGCTGAAAAAGTCGCGTCAGGAATTGTGATCCCAGCAGACAGTGAGACAACTTTGCCAACGTCAGCTACAACCAGCGTCGTCGTTGTCGAACTCACCGGGACATTTAAGAACCCTAGTGAAAAGTTGCTAG